TTCAGTTCCTATGTTTTTCTTTTCATAGTGAGTAACCATATTCTGGGGAACAAAGTTTGTATTAAGATCTTCAAATACATTCTGGTTGATTATATTCTTTAACTGCGCTCCATACTCTGCAATTTGTCCAAGCGTTTTTCCTTGTTTTCTTAAATGCGCTTGAAATCCTCCTACAACACCCATTGTATTTAGTTTTGAAACATCAGTATCTCCTGCAATTCCAAACTTCTTTAATTCCTCTATAGTTTTCTTTGTAACCTTTATTGATTCTGGCTTCTGTTGTCTCTCTGCAATATTTATCCAGGAATCATCAAGAGTTACTCCCCACAAACGTCCAGGACCAGCAAGAGCAGTTGGTCCCTGCATCCTCTTCCACTCTTCAATAACAGCATTGGCACCAGTTTCAGCACCGCCCTTTGCTGCTTCAGTTACAAGCTTCAAGAGCTGGTCTTTGGTCAAGCTTCTTAGTTGATTCTCAGATAACTGACTTTTAATCAACTCTATAATCTTGTTTGCTTTTTGTTTTGCAGGAGGTTCAGCCATCAGTATCCAAATACCCTGTCTGCTGGTTCAAAGGATTGCTTCTTGATCTGGTTAAACAGGGTATGTTGAGGCAACCCTGTAGGTCTTGTCATGCACATGTATCTTAGTGCATCGTAGGCATGATCCTCTGCCTTTGTGTCAACATCCTCACTGTTGGTCCTTGAAAGGGGAATTGTAGGTAGTGTCCTTACCAGGTTAGTGCATGTTGCAAATATCTTTAGTCTTGGTTCATCTGTACGCTCATTAAGGGCCAGACGGCGGTGCAGTTCTATCTTGCCAGGTATCCTGTTCTTGTCTGCTGGTATCCACCGTACTCCATTGCGTATCATTGTTTCTGCTATGCTTGGTCCTGTTCCATGCAGGGACCAGCACGATCCATCAAGAACAGAAATCTGCATAAGGGGATCATCTACTTCCAGTGCATTGACCAGGTGAGCCAGTGCTTCTCCTGTGTAACCCTTGTTGTAGAGTTCCCTGTATATCCATATTGTACCGTCCCAATCTACTGCACCCCAAAGAACGCAGCTAGGGCTACTATAACCATAATCGGCTGCTCGTAAACGAGGCCAGTTGTAAGGTACTTCAAATGGGTCAACAACATGTATGCGCCTGTCAAATTCAGAGAATGCTGCTCCATCAGCTACATCCCAATCACCCTCCAAGAGCCTTCGCCTTTCCACCTCTGGAAGGGAGAGCAGCATTGTCTCGTATTCACCACTCTCCATAAGAAAGGGATTGTCTGTCAACCTTGCAGGAATAAACCTTCTGTGATACAGGGGTCTGTCTGCATGAACAGGATGATAAGGTCCGTATTTAAGTATCTTTCCACTGTCTATATCTGTAGCCCAGAAAGGTTCGTTTGGTGGCGCTGGGTCTACAAACATCTTCTTTAGCCACCAGCCCCCTACTCCTCCTGGGTTAGCAGAAGCCCGCATGTAAGTTTCTATTCCTGGGTCTGTTGTTCTTAGACGGGAACGAAGGTAGTTCCATACATAAGGTGTAGGATATTGTCCCAGTTCATCAACACCAATCCAGGTAAAGCTCTGTCCTTGATACCTTGTTACATCAGAATCCTTATCTACATAACTGAATAATGCTGTAGCACCGCTAGGAAAGGACCATGTATTCTTTGATTCCCTGAATATTGCTCCTGGAAAAGCCTTGGGGTACAGCTTTCTTGATTGATCAACCAGTTCTGTAAGCTCTGCAAGGGTGCGTCTTAGAAGCAGCGCTCTGTGGTTGCCGTTGGAAGCGTAACGTAGCAGATCAACCAACATTGCAAAGGACTTTCCACCACCAGCAGCACCTCCATATAATACTTCCTTTTCTGGTGCTGCAAGAAAGTCAACCTGTGGACCCTTGTTAGGTGTGAAGACTATTTCAGTGCTGTCTTCTATTGAGTCCCTTATTTCCTTTGGGAGTGAGTCTATAAATTCCTTTGTTGCTGCTCCACCCTTACCTGCAAGTCCTTGACCTCTTTTGTAGGTGTATTCCCTGTCCTGTATATTCAGGATCTTCTTTTCTATTGCTTTCTGTTTTTCCTTGCTTGCCTTTAGCTGTTTACGGGCTTCACGCTTCTTACGCTCGCTACGTGACAGGTGGTATCTTCCCTTTTCTCCTGGGGTTAGCTTTGGTCTAGCCATCAATTTAAGTAAAGGCTATTACAACCTTGTCATTCTCTTTAAAACAGTGTCTTCCAAATCTGCTCCTGCAGTATTTTGTTGCTTGTGCCTTGTTTCGTTCTACTGCTACCATCACCCACATTTTAGACCACAGCATTCCATGATTACGTTTAATGTACTCGTTGTATTCGTCACTGTCTACAACATACTCACCTGTTGCAACGAAAGGCCACATTTGTTCCCACACAGCGTACTTTCCATCATACTTCCTCTGCTGTATGTCTATACATAGTTTTTCCATGTTGCTAGTAGTCAGAGAGCCTTGTCTTGCGTACACTTCCGCCTTGTGCGTACTTCTTTATTGAACCTCCCTTGTTTTTATCCTGCTCTGCCCTATTCTTTTCTGAAGTATATGCTCTTAGTAACTTATACCCATCCCCAAGTCCAAGTATTGTTTCATCTCCAAAACCTCTGCTTGAGAGAAAGGTTCTCATTCCTTTAACATCCTCATTGGAAAGGGTTCTTTGTCCAGACCCTCCTGCGGGTACTGATACTTCCATATCTTCGTTAGAAACGGATCTACTTCCTGATTCACCTGCCATCACACTGTCTCCTGATCTATAACTATCTCTTTTGGTTTGTCTTTGGATGGAAGCATGACAATGCCGTGCATGACCTGACCTTCCACTTCTATCTGCTGCTTCTTGCCCAGCCCTACCCTGTCCAGTACTGACTCTGCTGTCTTTAGTCTCATGTCCATCTGGTTAAGCGGTACTGTTCCATCTGCATCAAGTCCTTCTATAATACGTTTAGCAGCCTTGACTGAGTTTGTTGCCAACATACTACGGGTACGTTCAATAATCTCGTCACGCAGGGAGCGTGTAAGCCAGGATCTGGACTGCTCCTTGTACCCTGCAGCAAGAACAGCATTCTTAACGTGACCTCCGTTGTGCAGAAGTTCGTCCAGAAAGCGTTCCTGTTTTTCTGTAAGCTTTCGTTTCTGTCCTTGTGTCTGTACGCTTGGCAAGGTCATTTAGATCTCTTCTTAGTTGTTCCATCTGTAATCTTGAAGATCTTTCCCAAGGGTACTCTGTCCGTTTTATATTGAATATACTTTGCAGCATTTCCTCTATAATTCTCCAGGGACAGAATCGAACTCTCCCTGTTCGCTCTGTAATGGCTTTTCCTTGTCATGGTTCTGTCGGATCAGATTTATAAGATCTTCTTGTGATATCCTGTTCTGTATGCTTGATATAGATATATTACAGTGAGTAGTCTTCAAGGCATCCGACATGTAGTCCAATCTACAGGCGATTGGTCGATCTTCGTATATGCTGCACTGGTCATCATCCTTGAGATACTGGCAACGTACTATTGTATTCTTGTCAGGATCGTATCTTTTGCAACACATCCCACACTGTATACATTCCCAAGGATCAGGTATAACTAGTTCTTGTTCTGGTTCCATATATAGTGTGTGGTATTAATGCGTAGACAGACAGTACTCTCTACCTTTAATGGTAACTCAACAACAACCCAGGAGGGGTGACTTACGAACTGCACCTTTTTACGTTTTATCGAGAGAGAGTGCAGCCTGTCTACGCAAGCTCTTTCTTTTTTCTCTTTTTTCTTTGTGGAAGTTAAGCTCCCCATCTCATCATGTATAAATGTTATAATCTGGTTGAGTGTGAACAGTTTTCCACAAATGTAGGATGTACTATTATCTTACATTATAGTGCTGTACAGCATCTTGTCAAGTATAATCGTACAAAAATATAAAAAAAATACAAAGAATGTCATTTTATACTTGACAGAACTGAAATACGGTGTATAATAGAGGTAACACCTCTTTCCTGGGGGGTTAACTATACCTATATACTGCTGAAGTTACTATAGTACTATACACTGCTCAAGCTGTTATGTGCTGTTTATGCTGGTTTAAAAATAATAAAAATATGGCGGCAGTGTATTAAACTTATACTGGGGGTACTAGTGGCCCATGCGCGGGAACCCGCAGAAACCCGCCATCGCCGTATCGGAGATCAGACTATTCAGACTATATAAGGAGAAACCATTAGTTTTCTATGTCCTGTAGTGTCTTGAACATGCGTGTCATATGCGCGGGTAATCATATCTGACAATTTATTTCTTGTAGTTTACACCTTGGAGGGGGGCTATGCGTGTCCATTTAGCAATACAGATAACTCTGACTACCCCACTGATGCAATGGCTTGTAGAGTTATTAGGCTGGATTGCCTTAAAGGATAAAAAGATCCCCAACACCGTGATGGCATTGGGGATAAGTTTAGGAGACGGTAACTGTAGTTATCTTATGCGTGGAAACGTTTGTCCTTGCTCCCATTCTAACTTCACTGTCCTATGGGCGTCAGTTAATTCACGATGTTTTTCTTCGTTCCATGCTTGAATTATATACGTCATCAATTGATCAGGATTCACTTTTAACAGAGGGTCTTTTTGTATTGCCAGTAGCTTATCTCTTAAAATACGGGCTGGCTCTGTCGGATAGTGTATATCTAATCCAGTGATAGCCTTATTAAAGAAAGACTGTGCAGCATGAAGATCACTGTGCTGAACATCACTAATCAAGTAATACAACGCACCCCAAATAGAAGCAGTGCCCATTTTATTCTTTTCCGCTAGATTGTAATATTCAACGGCTAGATCAAAAGCTTGCTCCTTTTCCTTTTCCTTGTAGTAGTCATGCAGCAAATCAGCACTTCTAAGAACAACGCTGGCGATTGGAGTAGAGTACGCTGAACTCAATTTATGCCTTCGTGAATGAGGCACCAATTTCTTTGAGCTGTCGTGCTTGTAGATAATAGGAAGCATTGCCGCTATACGTTTTGAGTTAGGCACCCCAAAAATGTACAAGCTATCAGCGGTAGATCGACGTTGACCCCTATCAATCTTATGCGCCGCGCTGTTTGGTATTTGAAACATAACATCAAAGGGAAGAGAAACCTTGGCGCTGATAATGGCCAGCAATCGTTTTTGACCGTCTGCCAGTACACCATTCTTTTTGAAACCTATACTTACTGTTGTTCTGGTATCAAATCTATCGTCTTTCATATCACCAGCAAATTGACGAACAACTCGTTCACGTACAGGTCGATTGTTTTTATTACGCTCCAGCATTACTTCAGCAAGACTAGGAGTGATAAGCATACGTTGACTATGATCACCACTCTTGATCATCATATCCAACCAATCCCGCATAAACTGCTTATCTGCATATTCCTCATCTGTAAGTACAATACAGAATAGACCGTCAAGTTTTAAATTATCACTCATTAGATTTTTCCTTTCCTAAATGAGTTTCGGTTCTAAATGAACCAACACAACGAAACTAAACCAGATTAATTAATAATACAATAAAAAAGATCCCCAACACCGTGATGGCATTGGGGATAAGTTTACAGGGAGGAGAAACTGTAGTTGTTAGAACATGTAAGCGATTACCAGACTAGTGAGAACTATGCAAACCAGTATTGTTGCAATCTCATTCCTGCTAATGTTGGCTGTCATGATAGCGCACTCACTTTAACATAATCTCTTGTATCTCTTTGTTTGAACCAGTGCCAATCAGGAGTAGAGTACATATACATTATACTGCCATCGATTGCAGCTCTTCTTGATATTGCACCGTCCTCGATTGCCTTCTCAAACACTGCACGGACATTCTTTGCGAAATAGGCTGCATCGTTCCAGTTAACACAAGTTGAATTGTTAGCCATTGTTAAGCTTCCTTTTGTTCAAGGCGTTTCATATCAAGCATACGGGCAATTAAAACATTGCTGTTACACTCGTCGCAGCATCTGGCATCATCTGGCAAATCATTGCCTAAGTTATCCTTAGTCAGCGGCCAAGGATTATGGCCCTTATCCCAAGCTATGTTACCCTGCTGATCTAATAGCGGCTCAATCTCTTCTTTGCATACATCGCATAATTTAGTCATCTTGTTACACTCCTTATTACACGGGTTTCACGGACTGTGTTATCTGGTTCGAATTCACTCAATACTGCTGATGTTAGTTGAACCTTGTGGATATCAACATAACCTTGTGGCACTATTTCAACTATGCGCTCGATTGCACCAGCCTCAAATAATGCTTCTAGCATACCTTTATTCTCTGAATAGGATTTGATGCAAACCTGATCAGGTTCCAGATGGGTGTCGATGTTTATTGTTGCCTTCGCTACTGTAAATCCTTCGCTGTCTACAAGT